CAACCGCAGTTGACTGGTATGATCAACAGACTCTGGGTCTCACTAACTCCACGGTTTATTGGAGCACTCTTGCGCCAAAACCTGGTACTAGCGTTTATACCAATGACAGACAAGGCAAAAACGATCAACTTCACATCGCGGTTGTTGATGATAATGGAGATGTAACTGGAATCAAGGGTAATATCCTTGAAAAGCATGTTGATCTTTCTAAAGCAAGTGACGCTGTTTCCAACGTTAACGCGCCTCAAAAGGTTTACTATAAAGATTACCTCCGCGATCTTTCCGCAAATATCTATGCTGGCGCAGATCCTCTGGCAGCAGCAGATAGCACTCACGGAACAACTCCTGCTGCTACAGGATTCACAGTATACACTGGTGTAGCATCCGCATCATTTACCGCAGATGATGGTTCAGCTAACCAGTCTGGTACAATCGCACAGGATAAGCAATTCCTTGCTATTGGTAACGTAACTTACACCTTACTTAGTGGTAATGACTATCAGACTTCTGGTGGCGATGGATTCAAGGCAGACCTTGGAAAACTGATTACTGCTTACGGATTACTCTCTAACAAAGATGAAGTCGAAGCAGACTTCCTCCTTATGGGACCTGGTTGTGCTACGGAAGCAGAATCGCAAGCAAAAGCAAATTACATCATCTCTCTTGCGGAAGCAAGAAAAGATTGTATGGCTTGTATCGGTGCTCATAGAGATAATCTGGTTGCGCCGTCATCCACACCTGGTGGTGCTCTTCTGACCACAGAACAACAAACAACAAATCTTCTTAGATACTTTGGTCCTCTTACATCTTCGTCCTACGCGACATTTGATTCGGGATACAAGTACACCTTTGACAGATTTAATAACAAGTTCGTCTACATCCCAACCAACGCTGATGTTGGTGGAATGATGGCAAGAACCGCACTTCTGGCATATCCTTGGTTCTCACCTGCTGGACAACAGCGTGGTGTATTGAACAATGCAGTCAAACTTGCTTACAACCCAAGCAAGGCACAAAGAGATCGCCTCTATCCTAAGAGAATTAACTCCTTCATCACTTCACCTGGTGCTGGAACATTCCTCTTCGGTGATAAGACCGCTCTCGGTTATCAGTCTGCATTTGACAGAATCAACGTTCGCCGCTTGTTCCTCACAATTGAGCAAGCACTGGAGAGAGCAGCACAGGCTCAACTCTTTGAACTGAACGACGATCTTACCAGAGCGAACTTCAGAAACATCGTTGATCCATACCTCCGTGATGTTCAAGCGAAGAGAGGACTCATTGATTATCTGGTTATTTGCGACGAAACAAATAACACTCCTGACGTGATTGACAATAATGAGTTCAGAGCAGACATCTTCCTGAAGCCTGCTAAGTCTATCAACTTCATCACCCTTACTTTCGTAGCAACGCGAACTGGCGTTTCTTTCTCGGAAGTAGCAGGTAGAGTTTGATCATTAAATTATAAAACAACGGAGGATTTCTAAAAATGTCAAACTTACGCACACTTTCAAAATTCCACAGCAAACTGCAGGGTGGTGGTGCAAGACCCAATCTATTTGAAGTTCAAATTCCCAACCTGCCAAATGCTGCAACTGCATCATCACCAAAAGCAGAATGGGGAACTGATGTTCAGGAGAACTTCAGCATTCTTTGTAAGGCAGCAAACCTGCCTGCATCGAACATTGCTTCCATCGACGTTCCCTTCAGAGGTCGTACTCTGAAGGTTGCTGGAGATAGAACCATTGATAACTGGACGGTTACCATTATTAATGATGAAGACTTTTCAATCAGAAATGCCATGGAAGCATGGATGAATGGTATTGCTAGACTCAGCAATAACACTGGAGCAACAAACCCAGATTCATATATGACTGACGCATATGTCTATCAACTTGGCAGAGGTTACTCTGGTAAGAGACATAGTAAGAAGAACTCTGACACCGCAGATGGAGATAAAGTCACTCCTCTGAAGTCATACAAGTTCATTGATATCTTCCCAGTTTCTGTTGCTGCAATCGATCTTTCTTATGATTCAAGTGATACGATTGAAGAATTCACTGTAGAATTTGCGGTTCAAAGTTTTGAATCACTCTCTAGCGACCAAACTGGAGTTAATCTGAAGTAATAAATAGAACTGATAAAGTTCTAATATAATAATGTCAAAATTGTTTGGGTTCTCTATTGAGGACAACGAACCACTCTCACCGTCAGCAGTCTCCCCCGTTCCTCCCAACAATGAGGACGGGGTTGACCACTACATGAGCAGTGGTTTTTTTGGTTCTTATGTAGATATTGAGGGTGTTTATAAGACTGAGTATGATTTAATTAAAAGATATCGTGAGATGGCACTTCACCCAGAGTGTGATAGTGCTATTGAAGATATCGTAAATGAAGCAATTGTTTCGGACTCTAATGACAGTCCTGTAGAGATTGAACTTTCAAATCTTAATGCCAGTGATGGTATTAAGAAATTAATCAGAAAAGAATTTAAGTATATCCTAGATTTATTGGATTTTGATAAAAAAGCACATGAAATCTACCGTAACTGGTACATTGATGGTAGACTTTATTATCATAAAATAATTGATTTAAAGAAACCAGAAGAAGGTATTAAAGAACTTCGTTATATTGACGCAATGAAAATGCGTTATGTAAGGAAGCAAAAGAAAGACGAAAGAGCAGATATTAATAGGCTCAGTCCATTGAGAAATGACAATCCAATGGATCAAAGTTTCCCCGAGATTGAAGAATTCTTCATCTATAATCCCAAGGCAGGATATGGGGCAAACCCAATGAAGACCACTGCCAATAATGGAATCAAAATGGCAAAAGATTCCATTACATATTGCACTTCTGGTCTTGTAGACAGAAATAGAGGGTCAACACTTTCTTATCTTCACAAAGCAATTAAGTCTCTCAATCAACTTAGAATGATTGAAGATTCTCTGGTTATCTACAGATTATCCAGAGCACCAGAACGTAGAATTTTCTATATTGATGTTGGCAATCTGCCCAAAGTAAAGGCAGAACAATACTTGCGTGACGTTATGATGCGTTATCGTAATAAACTTGTTTATGATGCAAACACAGGAGAAATTCGTGATGACAAAAAATACATGGCAATGCTGGAAGATTTCTGGCTGCCCAGGCGTGAAGGTGGAAGAGGAACCGAAATCACCACTCTCCCTGGCGGACAAAACTTGGGTGAAATCACTGATATTGAATACTTTAAAAAGAAATTATACAGGTCCCTTAATGTTCCACCATCAAGAATGGATGGAGAAGGTGGGTTTAACTTGGGGAGATCTTCTGAGATTTTAAGAGACGAACTGAAGTTTACTAAGTTTGTTGGTCGTTTGAGAAAGAGATTCTCTAACATGTTTAATGATATGTTGAGAACTCAATTACTTCTTAAGAACGTTATTACTCCAGAAGATTGGGAGTCTATGAGTGAGCACATTCAGTATGACTTCCTTTATGACAATCATTTTTCAGAACTGAAAGAAGCAGAACTGATGAATGAAAGACTGTCACTGGTAGCAACTGCAGAACCTTATGTTGGTAAATACTATTCTCAGGACTATGTTCGTCGCAAGATTTTGCGTCAAACTGACATTGAAATTCTTGAGCAAGATAAGTTAATTGAAGCAGAAATCGCAGCAGGAGTTATTCCCGATCCAGTAACTATCGGTCCAGATGGTCAACCTCTACCACCAGATGCAGGGGCAGATGCAGCAGGAATGGACCTTGGAGCACCAGTGATGGAACCTGAGATTGATGCTTCTGCTGCTGAACCTATTGAACTACCCAAGGGTGGTGAGATATAAATAACTTTATCTTTGTAACATGGGAAACATGGACGAACTCTTAGACATGATGATTACTGACGAATCACCGTCACAAATCAGCGATAAAATTAAAGATCTTCTCTATTCAAAAACTGCTGAAAGAGTAGATAATTACCGTTCATCTGTTGGAAATGCACTCTTTAATGGGCAACCAGAAGAAGAGCAACCTGCAGAAGGTGAAGAGTAATTATAAATAACTTATAAATGAACTTTAGGGAATAATGTCACTTAATCCAGTAGGCGCAGCCTTTACAATAGCAACTAGTGCTTCTTCTGCGAAGTCAAGTGCTTTTAGTCAAAGAACTGACACGATTAGAATCATTGCTATTAGTAATGATGCTTATGTTGCTATTGGAACTGAACCAGATGCAGGTCCAACAAACTTTTTAGTTACTGTTGGAGAACCAGAACAGATTTCATTAGGAATTCCTCTTGCTTCACCTGTTTCTGGTATTACTACAGGCGCTACTACGATTATTGATTTTCCAGAAGGATTTTCATCCCCATTCTCTGTTGGAGACTACGTTTCTTTAACTGTAACTGGACAATCTTCTTATGATTTTACTCATAAAGAAGTGACATTAGTAAATAACACTGCTAATGTTGGTGGTTATTATAGCACTAGAATCATTGTTGCTAATGATTCATCATCTGGAAATCCAGCATCTTTGTTATCAACATCTAGAGCAGAATTGAGAAAATCAATAAAGATTGCCGCAGAAGCAAGAACTGGAACAGGTTCTGTTCATTGCCAACAAGTTCAAGTAACAGGTTAATTCAATCATGAAACTTATCAGAGAAGAAGTCGAATCAGTCAAGTTTCTTGTAGAGACTACCAAGTCTGGCAAGAAATCCCTGTATATTGAAGGCGTATTTCTTCAGGGAAACATTAAAAACCGTAATGGTCGTATGTATCCTATGGAGACTCTTCGTAGAGAAGTTTCCCGTTACAATGATGCACATGTCAATGCTGGTAGAGCACTTGGCGAGTTGGGTCACCCCGATGGTCCAACTGTTAACCTCGATAGAGTATCCCATAAGATTGTCTCATTAAGAGAGAGTGGCGATAACTTTATTGGTAAGGCAAAAATCCTTGGAACTCCAATGGGTAAGATTGCCGCAAATCTTGTAGAAGAAGGAGTAAAACTCGGCGTTTCTTCTCGCGGTATTGGATCTCTCAAAATGACAAAAGAAGGATGCAATATTGTTGGTGACGACTTCATGTTAGCAACTGCTGCTGATATCGTTGCTGATCCTTCTGCTCCTGATGCATTTGTTGAAGGAATTATGGAAGGAAAAGAGTGGATTTGGGACGGTGGAATTCTGCGTGAAAAGTATGCAGAGCAAACCAAAAAACAAATCAATACACTTGTAGACCAGAGAAGATTAGAAGAACATAAGTTGGAGTTATGGAATAACTTCCTTTCTAATCTTTAATTTTATAAATAAATATAGTTTTTAATACCCGGCAATAACGGAGAGTTCAAATGTCTCGTGGAGATTTACAAGAAATGGAAGTAAAGACACAGCAATCCAAAACTGCTGTCAATTCTGGAGCAGCAGCTGCTGACCCAATGCCTACGATGGCAGATCCAGGTACTCAACTTGGAAACGTCGAAGATCTCGGTGGTCCTACCCCCGATAACTATAAGCCCGATGACGATTCTGCAAAGCTGAGCACACCAGGCGGAACTCTCAAGCAAGTTAGGGATGTTGTCAATAAGGGTGCTAAATCAGCAGATCCTATGCCCGCAGGCATGAAGGAAGAAGAAGAGATCACCGACGAAGTAGTTGCTGAAGAAGAAACTACTGAAGAAGAAGTTGTTTCTGAAGAAGAAGTTACTGTTTCTGAGTATGACATCGAAGAAGATGTCAACGCACTGCTTGCTGGTGAGGAACTCTCCGAAGAATTCCAAGAAAAAGCAAGAACTATCTTTGAGTCTGCAATCAATGCAAAGGTTGCACAAATCAAAGAGCAACTGGAAGCAGCATACGAAGAGAAGTTCGTAGAAGAAGTTGCTTCTGCTAAAGAGTCACTCGCTGAGCGTGTTGATTCTTATCTTGAGTATGTTTCTGACGAGTGGTTTACTGAAAACCAACTCGCAGTTGAAGCAGGTCTTAAGACCGATATGAGCGAATCATTCCTGACTGGAATGAAGAGTCTTTTTGAAGAACATTATGTATCAATCCCTGAAGAGAAATATAATGTATTTGAGAGCATGGTAGAAAAACTTGATGATATGGAGACAAAACTCAACGAGCAGATTGAGAAGAACATCACTCTGAACGCTAGACTCTCTGAGTCTGCTGCAGAAGGAATTCTCAATGATGTTTCTGAAGGTCTTGCACAGACCCAGAAAGAGAAGCTTGCATCACTTGCCGAAAGTGTAGAGTTTGAAAGTGAAGAACAATATCGTGACAAGTTAGAAACACTGAAGGAGTCATACTTCACTCAGAAGAATGTTTCTACACCCGCTAAGACTGAAACCCTCTCGGAAGGCGTTGAAGCACCTGTTTCTTACACAGGTTCTATGGACGCATACATGAGAGCTTTGGGTTCCACCCTTAGCAAATAATCTGAATTCAATATTAAATCAAACGTAAACATTACCCGTTAAAGCAAATGTTCCAATCCGAGCATCTGCAGGAAAAGTGGGCACCTCTCCTCAACCATGAGGGTCTCGACAAAATCGGAGATTCACATAAGAGAGCAGTAACCGCAACCCTGCTGGAAAACCAAGAAAAGTTCCTCCGCGAACAACAAGCATTCGCACAGTCTGGATCCTTCCTGACTGAGCAACCCAACGTCAACACCGACCCTGCTGGAACCGGCAACGCTGGTTTCTCTGGTGCTGGTGCATCACCTGTCGCTGGTTTCGACCCCGTACTGATCTCTCTGATCAGACGCTCCATGCCTAACCTGGTCGCATATGACCTGGCTGGCGTTCAGCCTATGTCTGGTCCTACTGGACTCATCTTCGCGATGCGTTCTAAGTACAACAACCAGCAAGGCGCAGAAACCTTCTACGATGAAGTAGATACCGCATTCTCTGGTCAGAACGAAGCATTTGACTTCACTGGTTCTAACGTCGGTATGGGTACTACCTCACAGGCAGGAACCAACCCTGGTGCTCTGAATCCTTCCACCGATGCTACCCAACGTGCTTACAACGTTGGTCAGGGCATGACTACCCAACAGTCTGAGGACCTGGGTACTGCTGATGATGCGTTCAACCAGATGGCATTCTCGATTGAGAAAGTCACTGTAACCGCTAAGTCCAGAGCACTCAAAGCTGAGTACTCCTTGGAACTGGCACAAGACCTCAAGGCAATTCACGGTCTGAATGCTGAGGCTGAGTTGGCAAACATTCTGTCAACTGAGATCCTCGCTGAAATCAACCGCGAAGTCATCAGAACCATCTATAAGACTGCTGAGTCTGGTGCTCAAGTCAACACCGCTACCGCTGGTGAGTTTGACCTCGACATCGACTCCAACGGTCGCTGGTCTGTTGAGAAGTTCAAGGGTCTTCTGTTCCAAATCGAGAGAGACGCTAACGCAATCGCACAGCGCACTCGTAGAGGAAAGGGCAACATCATCATGTGCTCTGCAGACGTTGCTTCTGCACTGACCATGGCTGGTGTCCTCGATTACACCCCTGCACTCAACGCTAACCTTAACGTTGATGACAGTGGCAACACCTTCGCTGGTGTTCTGCAAGGTAAGTATCGCGTATACATCGATCCTTATGCTGCAAACAGTGCTGCTAACCAGTACTACGTTGTTGGTTATAAGGGTACTTCACCTTATGACGCAGGTCTGTTCTATTGCCCATATGTTCCCCTCCAGATGGTTCGTGCCGTTGGAGAGAACACCTTCCAGCCCAAGATTGGCTTTAAGACCCGCTACGGCATGGTCGCTAACCCATTCGCTGAAGGCACCAACCCTGGCGCAGGCGTACTCACTGTTAACAGCAACCGCTACTACAGAAGAGTTACCGTCAAGAACCTCATGTGATCCATACTCACAAGAGTTAATCAAGGAGACCTTCGGGTCTCCTTTTTTTATGCCCATAAATAGTCAATATTGTCTTTTCAAGAAATGGCATTTCACATCAAAAAACCAAGTGTGTTAAAAGGCACAGATGTTTATTACGCTGGCAATAGAAGATGGACAGAGACTTACACAGACAGAAAAGTTTACGACTCTGACCCAACATCCATAACAGAAAACACTGATGGAACTAATGGTGGTTTTACTGGAT